CCATTGGCTTGATGCCCAGTGGTGGTACCCGGAAGCAGATTTCCTGCAACTGGGAGAATCATACGACGCCCAGGGTATTGCCTATAACGCCATCGCCGCCGAGCTGGCCGAGACCAAGCGCGCGCTCGCTGTTGTGCAAGACACGTCCATAGCGCACGCAGGCAAGCAGAGCGACCTAATCGAACGCACCTTGAAGGAAGGCTACGACATTCAGGCCCGCCAGCGGGATCGTATCCGCGAACTGGAGGCGGCGCTGCGGTATTGGATGCCAGAACTCAATGAGATCGACGTGGCTGCCGAGGAATTAGAACGTTGGCAGCATGACCGAGCGCTATTGGCTACTGCGGAAACGGGAGATGTCAAACCATGAGAATTGAGTCCGTCACCGTGGAGGCGTTTACGATTTACGAAGCCCCTGCGTTGGACCCCGTCATGGTGGTCATACAGGACTACCACGTCGGCAGCGGTCGCCTGTTGGTCGAGTGCTTTGGTAGCGCATGGTCGACCTATTGGGGCGCCATGGGCGACAACGGGGTCCGTGGATTCGTATGCAGTTGCAGTGCCGACTACGTCACCAATCGTCTGTGGCCCTCCGGGCAGAGACGAATCAAGAAAGACTATGCGTACCTGACTCGGATCGTCGAAGCGGTTCAGACAGCACTGCGCTCTGCTAGTGACCGGGGAGCCGAGCATGGATGACGTTGTATACGAGCGTACGAAGGAGCAGCGGGATTTCTGGAAAGAGCGAGCTGATTTGCTTGAGGGACAGATACAAAGGATTCGCGCGCTACCAACTTACAGTGTCTCTCAAAGTATCTGCATTGACCCATACGCTGAAAAGCTATTCAAGGCAGATCAGGTCTACAAAATCATCGGCTCGCAGTCCTGACCGGGGGAACGAAGTGAGCCTACTCGTAATCGAGGTGCCTGACGGACCAACTTGCGATACATGCGGCGTCCCGATTACAACCGGCTTCCTCGCCTTCATCTGCCCGATGCGCGAGCGCTGCGAGTTCTTCCCGGATGACGCCGACGGACAGCGGATTATTCGCGAGGTCTGGGCATCCGAACAGAGTGAGGGAACTGTCAAATGAATAAGCCGCGAATGATCCAAATCCGAGACCCCGAATTATCTGACATGGGCCATCCGATGAGCGGTGATCTCGGCACGCCAGTCCTTTGGCTGAATACGCGAGATTCCACCTATTGGGCTGATGCCGATGAGCTGCGACTATGGCGTTCCGCTCGTACTTCAGGAGCCGACCGTGGCAGCAAGTAAGGCCGATATCAGCGAATGGTTTGACCGCGGTGTGAAGGAAGGCGCAACGCATTTGATCGTGGTCTGCGATACCTACGACCATGACGACTATCCCTCGTGGGTTCACCCAGGTCAGGACTTCTGGGCCACCTACGAGAGCTACGACGGCAAGAATATGCAGCGCGTCATGGAGGTCTACGACCTCAAGCACGACAAACAAGCGCAGATGAGCGAACGCCGGGCGCACCGCGTACCCAACCGCACAGCCCCTACATCCACAGCGGAGCCGAAATGAGTTACAAATTCTGCTGCGATGAGTTTGAGGACGCCACGCTCGGAGATCCAGAAAGCGACGCCGATAAGCCGGTTTACGCCTATCAAAACCGGTGGCGTTTCGTTGCCGATTGCTACGCGCTGAAGTATTGCCCGTTCTGCGGTGTCGAATTGAGAGCGCCGCCTTCTGCCTCTAATCCATTACCGGAGTCCAAATGAGCGTGCGCGAAATGATGGTTTTGATCGAGCGCGAAGTTAAGCCGCTCATGGCCGACCGTGACGAAGCAATCACGTTGCTGCGGTCGATCCCGGCGAACTGGTCGGAGCATCGCAAATCCTGCATCTGTGACCATTGCGAACGGACCCGGGCTTTGCTGGACAGATTCCCTGCCGACACAGGAGGTGGCAAATGAGCATCGAAAAGAACTTAGCCGTTCACGCAAAGCAGCCCGGGGCACGGTCGCCCACCGGAGCGGAGCGTCAGTTCATAGAGGATTTGCGCAAGGCCGCGTTGTGCGGCGTCGGTTACGGTTGGATGCAGCAAGTGATCGAGTGGGAATGGCAAGCCCATGGCCCTGGTGCGTGGGGCCCGTATTACTTCGGCAATCGGATCAGTGAATTGGAAAAGCTGGTGGCCTCTCAAGCCGATGGAGGGGGTGTCAAATGAACTGCCTGCCGCCGTGCCCGCTCCATATCTGCGCTGCCATGACGCCGGCAGGCTTGTGCGCAATTGCGAACAAATCCTCGCCAGAGCATCAAGCCGTGATGAAGTGGGCGCGCGAGACTGTCAGCAAGGTCGTTATCCCGCCTGCATCCACGGACAGCGGAGGAACAGAGCATGGCAAGGTTTAGGGTTGCCGTGCATCGTCGGCTGTTTGGCCCGAACGAGCGGCCGCGCAATCCGTTCCACGCTGGTCTACCGAGGGATGGCGTCACGCACGAGATGGCAGTGCGCACGTGGGTATTCGAGGCGCGCAACGAGCAGCACGTCAAGAGTCTGCTGGAAGAAGCCCAAGCAGTCGGCCACACCAACGTGCATGGCTACACGCTCCGCAGCATCGAACAAGTCCCTGACTGTTGTCGGACGCCGTGCCCTGAACAGATATGCCGCGCCATGTCCGCCGAGGGGATGTGCTTTCAATCCATGATGCCGCAGGTGAATCATGAAGCAAGGTGAAATCGATCCGTCGATCACGGTCAAATGCCCGCGCTGCGGAAACGACCAATGGTGTTATGTGAACGCTTCTCAGTGGATGTGCGCGACCACCTATCCGGGCGGCGATCACGCTGTATGCGGCTGGACCTACCCTTTTTCGACGTCGCCTGATGCCGGGGCCAAGCCATGACTCACGGCTCCAGAGACTTCGCCTTGAGGTCCCACCGTTCCGCCTTCTCGGCGGCAGCCATGCCCTGCTCGTCCTTACCTTTCGCGAATAGGTCGATGGCGCGCCGAGCCCACTCATCGCGCTTCATGCGGTACTCGACGTATTTCTCGAAGCGCTCGATGAGGTCGATTTTGCGCATGGCTGATTATAGTGGGGTGGACCATGGGCGATAACCGCGCCTCGAGCCAGATCCTGGTTTGCAAAAAGTGCGGCCAGCGCTTTCAGGCGATTACCGGGCAGGTGGGGCGGCGCTGTCTGTGTGGCGGGGTGTTGGAACCGGTGAAGCCGAAGGAGCCGCCGGCCCATGACTGACCTCGCTGGCAAGGACTATTTCACGGTCCCGGAAGCCGCTGAATATGCCGGTATTTCGGTGAGTCATTGGCGCGCCCGGATCCAGCGCGAGTTCCCGCCCGGGGAGTTTTACGGCAAACTGCTCTACCGACGGTCCGACGTACAACGATTTATCGAAAGAAAGGTCCGATGGCCACAGTCTCCCCGCGAGGAAAGAGCTGGTACCTTAATTGGTCAGAGGCCGGTGTACAGCACCGACTATCGCTGGGACGGATCACCGCCGGCGAAGCCGAGACGCGCCGGAAGGCCAAAGAGTACGAACTCGCCAGCGGACACAAGATCTTCTATGCGTCCGCCCTCTTTGACGATCATCTCCGACGATACTTGAGCTGGCACGCGGTGCAATACCGTGACAGTCACTTTCGGGTCAAACAGATCGGCGAGAAGTTCTTGGGGGACTTTTCAGGCAAGGCGCTGTCCCAAATCACCGCCGGCGACGTTGAGCGCTGGAAGTCAGCACGAATGACGAGGATCGGGGTCAATCGGCTGGGCAGGGAAGCGGTGATGAGTTCGGAGACCGCCGCCAAGGAACTGCGCACCTTGAAGGCGATCTTGAACAAGGCGGTCGAATGGGGCGAGATAGAGCGCTCCCCGGCCAAGTCGGTGAAGGCGCCGAAGAACCTACGCAGCGCCCCGATCCACTGGTATACGAAGGCCAATCTCGCCAAGCTCTATCGGGGATCCCAATACGCCGCGATGTGGCGGCTCCTGGCGAATACCGGCCTACGCCGCGGCGAGGCGCAGCAGCTGCGGTGGGTCGACGTCAAAAAGGACCATCTGCACATCCTCTCGACCGCGGACGAACGAACGAAGTCGGGCAAGTGGCGCCAGGTACCGCTATCAGATTCCGCACTCGCGGCGCTCAAGGTGCTGAAACGCCAGACCGGCAAGCTCATCTATGTCCTGCCGCGCATGACCGCGCCCAGCCTGTCGAGGGCATTCAGAATCGACGTACGAGCCCGTGGGCTGGCGGGCAGTCTGCACAGCCTGAGACACACTTATGGCGCGCATCTCGTCATGGCGGGCGTCCCCTTGCGCACGCTGCAGGTACTGATGGGTCACGCGAGTTTCACGACCACCGAACGGTATGCGCATGTGGGCGGCGATCACCTGCAAGATCAGGCGCGCTTGGTCAATTTATAGCACAGGAAATAGCACACATGCCCGCTAACCCATTGTTCCACATGGAACATCGCCAGCCCTCTCAAGGCAAGTACACGAGTTCGAATCTCGTAGGGAGCGCCATCTAATCAATGGGTTACATGTACCGCGCGCACCACAGGTTTCCAAGAAATGCCATGTTGTGCTATGGATTTAGCACAGCAGCACAAATCATGGAAACCCTGACCGCCCGCTCGGGTACCATGCCGCACCGCAGATCAAATGGAGCAGGGAATGAGCGATCAGCCATTTATGGATTGGTGTTTGGCGTTGGAGGCGCGCGTGAGGGAATTGGAAATCGTGGCGCGATGGCTCAAAGAGTGCGGCTCTAAGCACAACATGCCGGATGAGGTGGCTGCGATTCTGCAGACGGTACCTGCTATTCCCCCTTGAACCGCCCTGTCAGCTTATTCCACGCCCGGTGGACCCCGGTGCGCGTCAATGACTCGGCATCGATCCCGACGTCTGACAGGGGACCTTCCTTGACCTCCATACCCGGCTCATCCTTCACCCGCGGCTTGACCTCAACCGGCTGATACGGCGGGATGGCCGGCAGCGGCTTGCGGCGGAACCACCTCATTTGCCTTTCGCAAGCGTTGAAATGGTCGAGTCCTTGTTCTGCGAACCTGCCGAGCTGCCAAAGTAATACCCCAGGATCAGCCCCAGGGCCATGTCCATCGTGCCCATGGTGCGGAGCACGATGTCGCGCATGTCTTTGTCGATGACGTGGGTCATGATGAAGGCTTGAATGGTGAACCAGCCGATGACGAATAGGAACGCGAGGAGCCGCGGCGTCCAGTCCTTGACGGCCATCTCCCGGCCTCGAGCATTGGCGGTGTCATCGAAAGCAAGCTTTTCCTCCTCGATGCCCAACTGCTTCATCTGGACCGTAAAATCGTTCTCGGCCTTCTTGAGCGCGAGTAGCTGATCCGGGGTAGCCGTCAGGAGTGCAGCTTCCATGCCCTTGGGATCGTCCGGAGACTTCCCCAGCACGGCGCTGATCGCGGTGGCCGCCAGTGGGCCAAAGGGGCCGCCGGCGGCCACCGCGAGCGTGGGCGCGACCGTACGCAGTACTTGGAGAGCTTTTTCGCCGAATGTCATTTGAGCACCGCCACTTTGAGTTCCTGCAACGTTTTATGCACATCCTCGACCGCAATCTGGAGAAAATATCCAGCCGAGTCCCCATGCGTGCGCATGCCCTTCACTTCGAGAAGGAGGCCGGTCAAGGTCTGTTCGAGTTTCTCCAGCACGTCCCGTAGGCTCGTTTCCGTCATTCCGTCACTCCCTTGATTCCAAAGTGCATGCAGGCGACCGCAATCCCGATCGTCAAGAGCTTCTCCAGGAGCCATGCGCCGTGCTTCCATAGGCGGGCAATGAACCGCTCACGGATCTCCTCGCGGGGTTTGAGTTTCTGATCGACCTGACGATTGATGATCTTGGCCAATTCCATGGGCGTGAGGTCATCCAGGACCTTTTGCATCTTGCGTTGGTTCTGCAGGATGCTCGCCATTGAGACCTCGGCGGTAACGCGCATGCGCTCCAGGGTCGAGAGAAGCTCAAGGCGCCATTGCAACTCGCCCGGCGACTGCGCGATGAGGCGAAGCCGTCGCATCGTGTCATCTGAACTGAGTTTGAATTGCTCATCCACATGTCACGCGAACGCCCCGCCAGCTTTGCCATAGGCCTGTACCAGTTCCGCCATGGAGCGCCGCGGCTGGCCGGCGGTACTGCCCGGGAGCGACGCCCATATCCCGTGACACTTGCCGATCGCCTCGGCCACACGTCCCGCATTGACGAGATCCAATGCCCCAGCTTCTCGGATCAATTCGGTTGCGGCTGCATCCTGTGAGGGTCCAGTGAAGTCGGGCAAATTCAGGATGCGCTTACACGTGCGCCAGGTCGGGACGATGATCTGATACGCACCCGCGGCGGTCGAGATCTTGCCAGCATACGCTGGGCCGAGATTAGCTAACGACTCGCCGTGCCACTCACCGGTGATCGCAGGATGGTCGGAGAGACTGATGATGGTGTGTCCGTAGCCGTACACCACTCGATAGGGGTCAGCGGCTTTGTCCGTGCCCTCTGAATGGCGCGTCATGGCGAGGAAGGCGGCAAGATTGAGGTCTACGGCGGTCATTGATTTATCCCACATTCGCAATGGACGCTTGCCAAGAGAAGGCGTGCGTGCCGCCACCCGCGTAATTCACGGTGAAGGTGGTGGCACCGGGGGCGCCTGGAAATACCGCCGTCGGCGTTCCATCTTGTGCTTGGAGTAAAACGATCGTCGGCGTAACAGCGAGTCCGTGCGCGACCGTGGCACCCGTGGCGATTGCACCAGTAACGCCCTTATTGCTGGTCAAGAAACCCGGATTGTTGGTGACGGAATTCGGCACCAAGAACGCCGCCACCGTCGCCGGCCCTTGATTGTTAATCACCACCGCCCCAGGCGTGTTGAATACATTGGCAGTGACCAATACGCCGGCCGTATTCGGGTTCAAGTTGATGCCAACCGAATAGTTGTCGATCACGTTGCCCTGGATGACGCCCACCCCGGCCGTGAGGGTCGCGGCGGTTGTCGGGCTGCCAGTAATTGCAGGAAACCAACTCAAGTTGGCGTTGCCTAAGCCGGTAAAGAAGGCCCGAAGCGATTGACCTGTCGAGGTCACGATGCTAAACGCCTGCCCGGCGGCGTAGATCAACGGCGCGGCATAAGTTCCGGAAGTTGCACCGGTTGAAGGCGCAGGGCTAAATGTGAGCGCTACCGTGTTGATCGAAACCGCAGTAACGTTTGCGGCGGTAGAGAGGGACTGAAAATAGTTGTTGGCTATGGAGAAGTCGTATTGACCGGCGATCGTGATCGCAATATCGCCCGTAAATTGCGATATAAAATAATTGCCGACGATGTTGGTGCCGACGATGCCGGACAGTAAAGAGATGTCGAAATTGCATGCAAACTGCGAGCCTGTGACGGCCAGTTGCGCGTCGGACACCTGTCCGGCGCTTTGGACGATACCGTAATCGCAAAGTGTGAAATTTGTAGTGGCAACGCTTAAGCCTTGATAAAACCCAACTGCACCGCCGTAATTGATGCCCTGATGCAGGAACATGAAATTGCAGCGCGTAACGTTCGTCAGGATGCCAAGATTACTTGAGTTGATTCCCTGCACCACCACGCCAGTGCCACTACAACCAGTGGCACCAGCGGCAAAAGTGCCTTTGCCGAAGAACGTGCAGTTATCAATGTTCAATGCGCTGGTGTCGTTTTGAACGACGCCATTAGTCCAGTAGAAGGCGACGTTGTAGCCGTCGCTGCCACGAAAGACGCAATTCTCCACATCGCTTAAGCTGCTGGCCGAACCGAACGAATTGTAATTAAAGGCAAGCGCCGTGCCGCCGTTCGCGACACTGGTCGTAAAGGCGATGTCTCGGATGTGGACGGTGTTGAGTTCCGTGTTCCACGTGAAAGCTAAACCGCCAGATGCGGCGCTGCATCGAAACTCGGTCAAGTTCGCGCCTGCACCGATAATGGAAATATCGGTCAGCGCAGCAGGAAATGCAGTGACGATCTGCGCGGTGTAAAGATATATGCCGGGAGGCGCAATAACAGGGCCGCCGCCGGCCATCGCAAAGGCGATTGCCGCTGTGATTGCAGCGGTCATATTCGTGGTGCCGGGCGTCGTATTGGTGCCGTAGCGCAGGATGTTGCCGTAGGGATACCAAGCGTTGACGACCGTCGCGCCCTCGATACCCAGCACCGGATATAGAATCGCTCCAATGGAGGCTTGAGTAGGAACTGTGAAGTTCGCTACAGGGATCCCATTTAAAGTGGCCCAACGCTTGGTATTGCTCCCAAGGTTGTAGATAAAATCCGTGGCCGGCAGGAAATCGGCCGCCATCTTGCCCTGGCCGTCGCGCGTGACGCAGTTGGTCAGTCCGGCAGCAAAGCCATCGTCCTCGCTATCGACCCGGCTTGCCGTAATATTGATGCTATTGGCCGCATCCTGGGTCCATTTGAAGAGTCGATTGAATACACCAGAGCCGTCAAATGCCATGCGAAATCTCCAATAGTCTATAATGCTCGGGCGGTGCAAAGCCGCGCCGAGATAACCTCGTGGATCAAAATGCTGTGTTGGTGCCGGCCGCGACCGTGGCCGGAATCGTCTTTTTGAAGCTCTTAGCGGCTGGGCTGCAGAAGTTGGTTGATGCCGGTCGCCGCCGTTGGCGCAGCGCCCGAAGTCAGAAGCGCAGCCAGGCGCTTTTGAAGTTCCGGGGATAGACCGCCCTTGGGTTTGCCGATGGATGCACCCAAGGCATCCGCCAATTTACCGGCGGCATCGCTGCGCGCGGCATGCTTCTCCAATGCACCCACCACCGTGTCATTGATCAGGGGTAAGTTAGGCCCGATCAATCCCCGGCCACCTTTGACCAAACTCAGGAGCATCGGCGCCGTGTTGGAGTGATTCACCGCGCCATAGGCAGGCTCATAGGTCGCATCGACGCCGGCGCGCGCCAAGCTATCTAATTGCGCATGAGCGTCATTGCCCAGCACCATTTTGAGCTTGCTGGGGCCGATGGCATCCATGGCCTTGGTGAGCGCGGTACCGCTGAACTGGCCGTTCTGTTTGACGGCCGCATCCTGCAGGTGCTCCATCATGCCGCCGCGGAGCGCGTTCAGCGTCTCGCCGCTCTGCTTGTCCGGCATCTTGCCAATGGTCGCAAGCAACGTGCCGACGTCCTGTTCCGGCGCCGAAATGACGTGAGTCTTGATGAAACCCTGCGCGGTGCGTCCCTGACCCAGTTCGCCGATGTTGTCCAAGAGCTTCTGCGTCGCTGGGTTGCCCAGCATATCGAAACGCGCCGATGCAGCGTTTCTGCCCGCCCCGAAAGCATTCTCTCCAGTGCCTGAGAGGACATCGCTATCGGTCGCCTTGATGAACATGGTCGCGATGCGATCGGTTTTCGGGTCCCCTGACTTCAGCGTCTGCAGGAACTTCCGGAATTCCTCGGCTTGCGTCACCGTCATCGTCTGCGACGTGAGCTTTCCCTCATCATCGATCATGCCGAAGCGCTTCAAGCGTTTCGACACGCTGTTGATGATCGGTTCCGCATAGGCGTTGTCGGCTACATCGGGATCGTGCAGCGTCGAGACGACATTGCGTGCGTCGGAGGCGAGTTGATCACCTTTCGTCGCTTTGACCTGATCGTAAACCGCCTTCACGTCCTTCTGCGATGACTCCGCGAGGGCATCGATGTTTTGCATCGCGACCATGCCGCGCCCTTCCTGGGTGGCGGCCCCGTAGGGTTTGGCGAGCGCTCCCATCTTTGCGGTGAGCGCCTGATCGTTTCCCTGGTAGACCCGGGTCAGTTCCTGCCCGGTATTCGACAACGCTTCATCGGGGGACTGCGCGAGCTTCTGCAGATTCCGTTCGCGCGTCCACTGCGCGGGATCGCGCGTGACCATGGAAGTCGTCGGCGTCACATCATTGGCGAGTAGATTGGCCTTGCGGGCGACCGCCGCCGCATCCAGCTTGCCTGACTGCGCGATCTGCGCCTGCGCCTCTTTGATCAAATCACCGCGCACGGCCGGCGGTGCGTTGGCGAGGTCGGGAACGTCCTGAAGCACGCGCCCGGCGGATTTATCAGCGACCAGACCCGATGCCCGGCCTTTGACCGTATTCAAGGCGCCCACCAGCTTATCGCTGATCGTGCCCGCGATTGGAGCCGCCACTGCGCCGGTGACCGTGCCGATACCTGCCGCCTTGGCGCGATCCAGCATGGAGCCGGTCGCCGTCGGCTGCGCGGCGGCATCAAGACCGCCCTGCACGGCGCCCAGGCCGGCGCGCGCGAGCAACCCCTCGCCTGCCCCTGGAATCAGCATCAGGGGCGCGCCCATGCCCGCAGAGCCGCCCAAACTTGCCCAATCTATCCCCGCATCCTTGCCGCGACCCTTCTGATAGAGCGCTTCGTCCTCGTTCAATCCCTTGGTGTAGTTGTCAAGTTCCTGCTGCGCCTTGGTCTTGCCCGTGATCTGACTTTGCAAGTCAGGGCCGGCTAATTTTGCTTTGAGTTCAAGGAACGCCTGATGAATGCCGCCCACCGTGCGATCGGCGCCATGGCCGATGCGCTCGAGTACGTTCGGCGCTTCTTGCGCGATCGGTGCGGCCCCTTGAAGGGTAAATCCAGGCGGCAACGCTGCGCCGGGACCGCTCGCCGCGGCCGGCTGCACGATCGTAAACCCCGGCGGTAGATCGCTCATTGCTGTCCGGGCGGCATTTGCAGCGGCACCCATTGCCCGTTGTGGTAGACAATTTTCTTCTCGCCATTGGCCGCGATCTGGCCTTCCTTAAATTGCGGTGCCGGGCCCTGCGCGATATCACTCGCATTGCGGATGCCGGTTTGCTGCCGAGGAACGGAATTCAAGCCTCCGGCCGCGATCTTCTGCCGGGTCGCGAGATCATAGGCGGCGGGAAAGTCGATCGAATAACGCCCCGGGTCATTTTTCTGATTTGACGTGAACTGCTGCCACGCCTGCTGCTTATCGAGCGTCTGGTCGAAGCCCTTGCCCATGAAATCCATGGCGCGCGAGATCCCCGTGGGGGTCATCATCCAGTTCGGGTTGTTCGCGAGATAGACCTTAAATTCCTGCTGCGTGACCTTGTTCGTCATCTGCTTGGCCGCTTCTGCGGCAAGGTTCGCGGTGCCCTTCTGGAAGGCCTGCGTATCGCCGACATTCATGCCGGTCAAACTCGTGACCTTCTCTTCAGGAACGCCCATCGCCTGGGCGACAGAGCCGATCGCCTGAAGAACAGGGGCGCCAGCGCCGGGCGTGAAGCCTTGCAGCAAATTGCCCATCTCGGACAACGTGCGCTTGCCCTGTAGCGCGTTCTCGGCATCCGCATTGATCTGCGCGCCTAAAGCGGAGCCCGCCTTGCCCTGGTCGCCCTGGAAGGCTGCACCGGCGGTGGTCTGCCCGCCCCCACCATCGGTGCCCGTCGGAATTGCGCCTTGTTGGCGCAGCGCCGGCGGCGTCGTATAGGCAAAGGTGCTGCGACCTTGCGAGTCCTTCACTTCGTGCGGTGTCTGCGATTGAGTAGCGGCGGTGGTGGCCGCCGTCGTTTGCGCCATGTTCGCGCCCAGGCCGCCCACCGGCGCCGCTTGCACGTTGCCATTGGCATCGAGCCCCAATGTCGAGGAGCTGCCGGGGACAACCGCGCCCCTCAAGGAATCGGCCATCGCCATGGTGCGGCTCTGATTGGCCGAAATCCCGCGATAGGCGTCATTTTTCTGTGCATCGGTCCAGTCGTAGCGCTTGGCGACCGCCTCTAAATACTTGGGCACTCCCATCTGCACCGCCATCATGCGATCGCGCGTGGGGTCGCCGGTGAGGGAGGGAATGCCGCCGGGCTGCTGGGGCTGACCCTGCGGCGGCTGCGCTTGACCACTTTGCGGCGCAGATTGCGGCGGCAACGCGATACCCGGCGCGCTTTGATTCGCGCCCGAGATTGCGGCGGTCAATTGCGCGACTTTCGGATCCACGGGAGGCTGTCCCGATTGCCCTCCAGCGGGCGGCTGTGTTCCTGGGAACATCGCATTGAATTGATCCGCCTGGCTTTTCGCCAATCCCCGCTCTCCGGTCAGCACATCCTGGTTTGCCTTACCCGCCATCAACGCTTGGGCCAAGGCCCCGACGTTTTGCAATGCACCGCGCTTCGGCACGACTCGCATCGAGTCCCAGCTCTGCGGCGTCTCATTCGACTGCTGAAATGCCCCCATCAATTGCTGCGCAATCTGCTGCTTGCGCTGCAGATCCAAATAGTCTGGATACTGAGACGGATCAATGGGTGGTTGAACGAGCGCCATACTATGGAATTCCGGGCGTCGGCATCCCGTTGGGGATCTGTGGTTGCGGCAATGGCTGCATCTGCGACTGCTGAAGCGCCTGCATCTGGGGATCGGCCCCGATCTGAGCTTGCGTTCCCGGCAGCATCGCATTCGCCTGATGCTGTTGCTGTTGCCCCTGAAGCGCCTTCATCAGCATGACCTTTTGCACGAGTTGCGCGGCGGCCCCGCCGGCGCCGATTTGGCCTTGCATCTGCGGGCCCGCGGCCCCGCCGCCAAAGCTCGTATCCTGCGGGGACTGCTGCAGTCGCTGTGCCAACATCTGCTGCATCATGCCGGGGTCCATGCTCATAATCAGTGCCTCAAAAAGTGATGCGATGCCCATTCAATCATTGGGGTAACGCGGGTTTTGATCTCGTGCAGCGTCCACGCCTCATTCTCGGCGACGCGGATGCGAAGCCCTTCATCGAGTTTCTCAATCTGCGCCCGCAACTCCGCGCCGTGATAAGGATCATGGATCGCGTGGTGGCGCGTGCAAGTGAGGGTTCCGTGCTCCGCCTCAAGCGCATTGACCTCATCCAAACTCGGCGGTCTGCATTCGAGTGCGGCCATGTAGCCCAAGAGCATCGCCGGATGTTCATGTTCGATGTAGTAATACTGAGCCCCGGCAAGCTGTGCGGCGGCCGGAAACTTGATGATATCGGTCACGCCGAGGCGCGCGAGATCCTCCTCAAGCATAGCCAAATGTCCGGCCTCCTCGGTCAGGTGATGCGAGAAATAACCAAGCAGGTCATCCCCCGCCCGACTGATCGCGGCGCGTAAGAGCCCCTCGGAGGCAGTCATGGTGCCGTGAATGAAGCACAGATTCGCGCGTAGGAATTGGGGGGTCATCAATAAAACATCATGGCGGCCATCGCTGCCGTCGTAACAGCGCCTTGCGTGTTCGCATTGTTGGTCGCGACATTCGCGTTATAGCCGGCAAGCGCTCCATTATATTGCTGACCGAATGCACCGGAGATATCCGGCGTCGCCGCATTGATTTGGCCACCACTGCCGTTGCCTTGCAATTGCTGATATTCCGAGATTGGGGCATTACGCACCGCCAATTGATTTTGTAACCCTTGGCTCCCTAGCCCAAATAACCGCGACTGCTCTGCCCCGCCGCCGGTGATCGCTGAATTGATCGTTTGATTATTGGTGAAGGTGTTCTGCCGGTTTTGCTGATCCATTGCCTGCTGGTATGCGGCAGACCCCGGCGTGATTCCCTGATTCGCCAATTTCGAATCGAGCTGTTCGGCCGCCAAGTCCTGCTGTGGCTTGATGTACGCCTGTTGCTGGTCATAGAGGCTGTGCTGCGTGTTGTAGAGATCCTGCGTCGTCGAGGGTCCGCCCGGCATGCCCGCAAGGCCGGTCGTATCGATCGGCTTGGACAGCATGTCATTCGCCCATGGCGTGAGCGAGGTCTGCTGCGAGTAGATCGGTGCGCCGGAGCCGCCATTCGAACCAGGGCTTACTGTGGCCCCGGGACCCCCGCCTCCAGCGCCCATTCTCCCGCCAAAACCATACATGCCACCGCCCAGGGAGGACGGAATTGGGTAGCCACCCGAATTTCCGCCCGGCGATCCATCGCGTCCCGTGACCGACCAGGTATTCGAGCCCAGGGGGTTCGAACTGTTCGTTCGATTGAGCGCGGCGTTGTAATTCGCGGTGCCGGTCGCTAGACCGTACTGCGCATTGGCCTGCGTATAGGGATCGACCGGCGCGGGCGCGGAGCCAGAGGATTTGCAGTCACTGACCGGACCAGAATACTCGAACGACTCCTCCTCGATGACTTCGCAGGTCTCCCAGTCAATTACTGCGCGAGTAATGATCTTCATAAAAATCGGCACTCGGATTTCAGCATGCCCATAAGAATTACATCCTCGCCGTTGATCGCGGACTCACGCAGTCGGCCTTCCTGAATAAAGCCCATGTTCGAACACAACTTGATCGACTTCGCATTGCTTTCCTCGATCGCGCAGCTCAAATGCCGCACATTCCATACGACGAACGGGTTATAGAAAATGGCGTAGAGAAACCGCCGGTTGATCGGCGCATCTAAGGCAATCGAAGCAAACACATTCGCCGGTGTATAATTCGTGTACACCACGCCGCCTTTGATCACCCCCTCGACTTCGTAACCGATCGCTTTCGGGTCCGATCCCCAGCCCGAGAAATGCTCGATGCGCGCCTCGCACCAATCTGCGACCCGTTGGTGTTCGGTGAAAATCAGCCTAGAGCGGGCCGCCGGGCTCGAACATGTAGTCGATCGACTGCCACTGAACGGCAATATTGTTGACTTGGAACGCGATGCGTCCGCTTGCTGCGTAGCCAATGCCGGTGACTCCTAGCCAGTTCTTAATCTGCTGATTGACGATGGTTCCGCCCCAAGGGGTCACATTCCACGGACTCGTGTTCCAGGGCGCTGTCAATCCGCTATTGAAATAAGGCGCCGGATTGGTCACATCCTCGAAATCGACATTGAGCGTGATGGGTGGAATGGTTAAGGGCGCACTCGAGCGAAAGATCGGCCGCGCCATCAAAAACCGTTTCTCGGTCATCGATTCGAAGTAAGAGAACGCGGGCTTGCCATCCACCGCAATCGCCGCGCCGGAATCACTCAGGCCCACATCGGCCAAGTAGAGCGTTCCCAACCCGCCGAAATAGAGCGAGTCCTGCTGCACTTCCCAGCAATTTGCATTCCAATTGACGAACCGGCACCAGGCGTTCGAGGTCGAGACCGTATTCATCACCCACTGATGGGCGGTTTGATCGGTGACTTCCGGCACATTCAGGATGAGCTTGTTGCCCAACGGGTGCTCAATGCACTGCCAGCCGAAGTTATTTCCGTAGGCCGTCGCATCGCTGCTGATCGCATTGATGATCTTGTTGGTCAAGAGCGCGTCGGGCTGCGAGCGATCGGTCAGGAGTGCTTTGCTCAACGGCGCGAGACCATCGGTGCAGATCACGAGCACATCGGAGCCGTATTTGACGATGCAGCGACGTCCCAAGGGGCGGCCGATCCGGAAAACCCCGACCAGTGACCAGGTCGCCACCGCGCTCGGATCGTACCCCTGATAGATCGCGACCTCCCCCTCACTCGTGATGAAGGCGGCGTAATCGTTGATCCCTGACACGTTGTCGATGGTCCACGTCGCCATCTGCATCAGGAATCCGCCCATCTTGAATATCTGCCCCAGGGGCAGCATCGTGAGCGCGCCTTGGAATGCGCTGATCCCGGTGTACCAGGCATTCATCGAATTGTTTTCGATGAACCACAAGCGCTGCTTGAACACCGTGACGGTGATCAAATTCGCGATCACCAAGGCAAGCGCGGTAAACGAATTGGTGCCCGATAAGGTCGTGGTAGACCACCCGCCCACCGTCTGCACCGTGATCGAAAATCCAGAGCCGCTACCGCCAATACTCGCGGCCGTCGCCGAGAGCACGTTGCCGACGACGTAGCCGGTCCCAGGCGTGGTGATCGTGACGGACGTGACGGATGCACCCGCGATGACAATCGTCGCCTGTGCGCCGGTCCCAGCGCCGCCGGTCAAGGGGACGTTGGTATACGTTCCATTGGTGTAGAGCGTTCCCCCGACCAAGGTCGTCAGGATCTGCACCCCGCCCTGCGTCGCGCCGTCATAGCGCAAAGGCGAATCCGCGCCATCGACCATCATCAGCACATTGCCGCCGCCGGCATTAAACATGGCGTGCTGCCAACGGCTACTCGCGAGAGCCGAGACAACCGCTGCTCCTACGGCACCCTGGGCGGTCGTATCAAAAATCTTGCCGCCGGCGACCGAGAAGAGTTTGCGGGTGACGGTCCCGTTATAGGCCGCCGCGGTTTCGACCGCCGAGACCATGCCGGTGGCCCAGGTCTGTGACCCATTGCGGACGGCCACATAGGAGGGCGTCGGGAACCAGTTGTCCAACGCGATCGCATCGGTGGCCGGCATGCTTGCCAGCGCATCGCGCGCATTCACCCCGCCCGTGGGGGCCATGACGGATTTGATGACGGCCGTCTGCTGGCGACTCTGCGGCGAGGCGCGGCGGGCGATACCGATCGCCATTTAGTGATTCCACGATCCGGCGGGTATCCAGATTCCCGGCGTGAAGTCGCCCTGCGAACCCGCGAGGTTCAGGGTGGGCTTCGAGGCATTGCGCGACATGGCATCGATAATCGCGGCCTGCGCCTTGTCGAAATCCTCGTCATACGCCAAGCGCTTGGTCTGTTTGTAGCGCCACACCGTATCCAAGGTGAGCAGGCGCTCATCGAGAATACTGACATCGCTGTCCACCCCGTAGGCTTGTTGGGTGCCGATCGTGGGGACCGCGGTATTGGCCACCCAAAATTTGCTCACCCACTCAAAGAAGATCGCATCGCCGGCGGCGGGCACGGGGATAAAAAGCACCTGATTACCGCGGATGCGGTATTGCGTCCACGGGCCATTGACGAACTGCGCCTTCAGTTGCTGCCATTCGGCAGAGACTTTGGGGCCAAACACCGGGCGTTTGGTCGATCGGTCCCACATCGTCTCATTCAGCACCCAGCCAAAATCCGCACCCGTCTTGGCTTGAATCGTCCCTTGCGATTCGGTCGCTACCGTGGTGAACGTCGCTTCCTTGGTCAGCTCCTGCCAGTCGTAGCGGGCCGCCAATTCCTGCCCCGCCTCATTCGCAAAACTGATGATCTGCTGGATATTCTGATCGATCGAACCGACGGCCACGGTCGGCACGGTCACGCCCACTTTGAGCGCGACCGCTTTGACGATATCCAGCAGAGGCATTTACGCAGCTTCCTTGCGCGGACGGCCGGGCCCACGCTTCGGCTCATCGGTCTCGCGCGCCTCGAGCCGAGCCTGTAAGCGGTTCAACTGCTCCGCCTGCCGATCGATGGTCGTTTTCAAATCATCGATCTTGACGTTCGCATCGGCTAGGGCTTTGGCATTGGTCCCTTTGTCCTTCGCCTCATTGATCCAACCGCGCGCGGTGTCGCGCAAATACCGGCCATCCATGCCGATAGCCCCCAAGTTCGAATCGGGAAATTCTGCGAGGTCCTCGACCGTCGTGATCCCGACGCTCAACAGGCGCGTTATTTGCGCCCGGGTCGCCATCGCCCAGGTTTTCACCGGTGTGCCTTCCCGAGGCAGTTCGTTGCCCTTCTGCCATTCGGAGAACTGCAATTCGAAATGGTTCTTCCATTCGATTGAATATTCCCCGCGCAGCGCCTTCTGCTTGATCTGCGCCAGCCATTCGGTGGCCGGCTTTTCGAACTCATCCTTCGAGCCGTGCGAGGTGATGCACGCCAATACGACGACTCGGGGAACGGGCCGGCCGGCCTTTTCGGTCGCCTCCGGATCGATACCCATCTCGCGCTCTTCGAAGCGCACGAAGGGCGGGCGTTTATCCAAAATTGAAATCATAGGGTTCTCCTATTGAAAATGGGGCGCCGATATGCGCGCCCGAGGGGGATCAGGCAGACTGAGAGGCGATGTAGATCAGCGGCGTGACGCAATACACTTCGACGTAGGGCGTTGCCGTCGCCACGCTGTAGCCGGCATTCGCGCCCAAGGAGTTGATCACCGCACCGGGCGGCGGATACACCAAAAGAGCAGCTGCCCCCTTGTTGTAGAGGTTCACCGAATCACCGGGATTCATCGCCGGCAAGACGGTGCCCGTCCCAGCCCCTACCGTGGTGAAGTAGTTGACATCCGCCGGCAACGCCAAGGCGTTAGCCTGGGTCGTGCCGAGGGCGGTCAAACCATTGGCGACGGTGCCTTGAATCGCCGTGGCCTGCGGGGCAGAGAGCCCCGAGACCACCAAGCGCTGTGAAAGAGCCATAACTTATCTCCTTAAGTGATGGCGCCCTGCGCGACCGGATTGTTGAGGATGCCGGAGCCAAAACCGGTGTACGTCCCGGTCACAGTCACAGAGGCTGTGGCAGTCGCCGTTTTGTCGAACGTGCCGATGGCCGAGCCCATGTAAATGCGCTTGCCGTCCGGATCCAAGCCCGCCACCACCGTCGAAGCCGGAATACCGGTGCCCGACAAGGCCGCGCCCAGGAAGAAGCCGTCATAGCCCTTCGTGGCGAACAGGACGCCGCCGCCGTTCTGCGTATTCGCCACGACCGTGACCGTGCCGGTGGCCGCGACGCGATTGCGCACGTTGAGCAATTGCTTGCCCGCCGAGTTGGTGCCGGCGATACCCGCCGCGCCAATGCCGATCGCCGCATCTGCGGCAACCGTCGCATTCGTCGCATACACGGCGCGACCTTCGGTTTGCGCCCAGAAGAAATTCCCCGAGGCCGCCGGATACATGGCAACGCCAAACGGAAATCCCTGGTTCGCGGTGTTGGGCAGCAGAGCCGCGCTATAGGTCTCGTCCCACATGACGAGTGAACCCTTCGCAACGACGCCGCCGCTCTTGAGATAGACGAACTTACCGGTTCCCCAAAAGGGATCGGTGGCCGTGACCGTCATCCCTAAGGGCTGACGCTGCACGGTGTCGGAGACGAACCAATCATTGAATGGCTGCGTCCCCAGGGTCGGTGAAACAGAAGCGAACATAATCTTCTCCTTAAGCTTTGAGGACGCCCTGCAGCGACCGATTGGAAGTGACGACATTGCCCATCCAGAGCACCGGGATCACGACCGCATCCTGGTTGACGCTTTTCAGCTCATCCATGATCGTCATGTTGGCGTCGCGATGAACCACGACTTCGAGGTACTCCGTGTTGGCGAAATAGCCGTGCACCGCCGGGATACCACCCGATGAGTCGAAGAACACATCGCAGCCCTTGTACTTCATCGAAATGAAGCCCGCGTTCGCGTCCGATTCCGGCGCGCCGGTGTCGGTCGAGGTGTAACGCTTCAAGGAGGTCTGGCTCTGCTCGAACATGGTGAACAGGTCATCCGAGAACACCGCCACATCGGGCATATCGGTGCCGCGCGTCAACTTGATGTAGAGCGCGAGCATCAATGACTCAATCGTGGAAGGCCCTAAGGTGAGCGCTGAACCACCCTGCAAAGGCGCAGCCGCCGATTGCACGATGTTCTGCCAGAAGGGGAAGGTTGAGGAATTGATCTGCCCGACCGTACCCGTTCCGGTATCGGAGATGAGCGCCTGCAGGCCGTTGATCTGGTTCGCCGCGGTGCCGTCCGAATACAAATCGGTCGACAGGCCGTTCTTGAACGAGTTCATGGCGTTGCGGATCTTCGCCTTGGTGAAGTTGATGATCCGTGACTCGCCCATGTTGGTGCGAAGTTCGAGGCCGGAAGCCGCGACGTTCACCGCCACCTGGCGCCACGGATATTCTGCCGCCGTCAACACGTCGACCGCGTTGATATTGAGCGCGTCGTATCCGCTGTAGCGCTGATAGGTCGAGTTGGAGGCGTATTCCAACGGCGTGACGATCGAAAGGCCACCATCCTCGGTGCGGATGCGGCCCTTTTTGGTCAGGCGCCGAAAGAGCGCGTTATGTTTCGAGACGTTGTCCGCGACTTCCGATTCGTGCTTGCGGTAAGTCGTCGCGGCCAATTCGGACCAGGCCGTGAAAATGGAACTGATGCCAGCTGGCATGGGAATCTCCTAAAAGTGGTTACGTGATGAGTCCGAGTTCGCGTGCGGTGTTCGTGATCGTCTCTTCCAGCGTTCCGGGTTTGCCGGGGGCCGGGGTCGAGGCGCGTCGCGCCACATTCACGCTGCCCGCTCTCTTTGCTTCACGCACCCGTAGCTGGTTATCAGCTAGGCGTTTTGCCTCGAGGTCGGTTTGCTGCTGCTGTTGCAGGAGCCCGCGGATTTCGGGGTGTGCCCAAATCGCGCGTTCATAGGCAGCATCTAATGCTTGCCCATGGGTCAAGGTCGGATCGTTCTGGCGTAATTGCGGGACCAACGCCGACATCTCGTTGATCACATCGCCAAGGTAAGGGCGCTTGGGGTTTCCTTGCGCATCCGGCTCATTCATCCACCGGGTAACGGTGGACTCTGTTTGCTGCTGTTCGCGCTGCGCGGTCGCTTGACGTTCAGCGTTCTGTTGCGCGAGGAGTTGATCCACGCGCGGGTCTCGAAACTGTTGCTGGGTTTGCTGCTGCTCTGGTTGCTCACCGCCGCTGAATGCGCGCAAATCAATGCCGTAAAGCTGAGCGACTTGGGCAATTGCCCCATATTTCTGCTGCACGGTACCGGTGCGCAGGATCGCGGCGGTACGCAGCAGATCACCGACCGCCCGCTCCGGCGTGCCGCCTTCGGTCTCGATGAGCATGCGATACGGCTCGATGACCTGGCGCATGTTCTTGCCCAGGGTGGCATCGGGCGCGAGTTGCGCCTGACCATTGAGGAAATCAGCCTCCCGGCGGTGAATTTCCGTCTTGATCGCGGGCGGGAGCTTGTCGTACTCAGCCCGTGCGGTTGGCTTCCAGGTCGAGGGCGCGCGATTGATGTCGCGGGCTTGGGGTGCGTCGGTCGGCGGCTCAACGGCCGCGACTGCGGGCTCAGTCGGCTCCGGTGCGGCCTTGACCGGCTTCGTCGCTTTATCGACGACCGGCTTTGGCTCTGGCTTCTCGTCCTGCGCCTTGAACTTACCGTCGGCCTCGCGTGAGACCGGAATGGATTCTTTGGCGGCCTCGACTTCGGGCTCTACCGGCTCCGGTGCCGCGACTTCCTCCACGGCATATTTCGCCTGAATGTCCTTCCAATCGGAGGCAATACCGGCATCGACGTCTTTATCAGCGAGCATAGGGTTTTCCTAGTTATCGACCACGAAATACTTTGCGCACGCGCTCTGGAGCCATGTCCCAGGCTCGGTGTGCCATCTTCTCGGCGAGTTGATCCAATCCACGGTCTTTGGCCGCTTGGGCGCGCTGCGCCTCTTGGCGTTCGGCTGCCATGCCTTCCCACGGCCTAGAGCCAGTGCGCTTCAAATCCTCGCGACGTGCTTTGCGCCCATCGACCCATTGGCCGGTTACTGGCGATTGATAGCCGGGCAAGTCCGGTTGAATGAAGTGAAGCGCGGCGGATCGGCGCGGGGCGGCCTCCACCATCGCGTTCGATCGTGGATCCCAGACGTAGCGGCGGCGCATTAGTGGCCTATGAAGAAAAAGATTAAGAGAGGTGAGCAGAACGTCAAAAGCAGCAATACCCATTCCCACCATTTGGGCGCGTCCTGGGGGCCTTCCGAAAATGCTCCGATCATTTAATTGATATCCCGGCTTATCTCGGCATCGGCCTTTGCCACCGCGGCAGCATCGGAGGTGGCGGTTGCGGCCATGGAGGCGGTGACGATCTTCACCATCGCATCCAACTTGCCCATCATGAAATCGCGCTCGGTCTGCTGCTGATCGGTCATCTGCTGGCGCTGCGTGGCCATCTGTTCGGTGAACTGGGTCTTTTGAGCTTCGAGCGCGTTCTTGCTGTCGTGCATCTGCCGACGGCCTTCCTCATGCATCTGCGCGATCTGCGCCTTGCTCTCGGCATGCATCGCTGCGATCTTTTCATCGCTCTGTGCGCTGATCTGCGCGACCTGCGCGGCCGCTTGAGCTTTGCCCGCATTGGGGTCCGGAGGCGGCTTCGGCGCCGTCATCTTGTCGAACGCATCCTCGACCGCCATGCCCATGCGCGCGCGGCGCAGCACCGCCATCACGATCTCTTTGGCCGCATCGACCGGCAATGCGCCGTCTTGCACCAGCGGGGCTAACCCGGTGAGGGTCTGCGAGATGGCCTGCAGCACTTGCGATAAGCCCGCCATGTCCGAGGACATCGTCCCGGCAATGGTCGAATCCGTCTCGACATCGATGCGAAATTGCTGGCGCTTCTCCGAGCGCATGATCCCGATCACATCCTCCCAAGTCGGCATTTGCAGGATGGCGGGATTCATCGGCGCAGGACCTGGCGCCCCTGGAGGAGCGCCGGGCGGCGTGCCGGGCGATTGCGGCGCCGGTTGTGCCATTGCCTGTTGCTGCTGCATTTGCACCTGCAGCACCTGTTTCTGTTCGGCGGTGGGGAAATTCAATTCCGTCATCCGCGCGAAGGTTTCGGGGGAGAACTTTTGCGACATCACCGCCGCGGCGATACGGAGCAAGTCCCGTGCATAGCGCTGCACCTCTTTTTGCATGCGCTGCAATCGCACCGAGCCGTAATTCGACTTCAAGTTCTGGGCGGTCGCCGTCTCATTGGGATCAGTCGCCCCGCGGATGATGTCCGAGATCCCCAACAGCTCATCGATGATGGCCTTCTGGCGCTCCCGCGCGTCGTAGAGCGAGACGAGCAACGCCGCAGCCTTCTCCACCGGCATCCAACTGATCGCCTTGTCTAAGCCGCCCTCGAGCCAGGCCTGTGCATTGGAGACCGGGGTGAGTTCGTTGTCATCCTTCGCGGTGAGGTCTTTGAGTTCCGTCAGCTTCGCGTCATACACGCCTCGCAGGCGCATCCCATTGACGATCTTGTCGATGCGCCCCGAAATCTTGTCGAGTTCATCCGCCTGCTGCTGGTAGAGCGTGAACATCGGGATCGGCAAGCGAGAGCCGGTATTCTCGATGATCTCCAACGGGCGGGGAATCGGGTAGAACCCCTCGATATCGAACGGCGGCTCACCGTCAGAATTATCTTTCGGAAAGAGCAGGACGTTTAATTCGTCCTGGATGAAAAACACCCGCTTGCCGTCTTTGTCCCAAATCTCCCAAAACTCCGCAATCTTCTGCGTCTCGCCGACCTTCTCACTCGATTTCGAGTCATCGGCTTGCGGGGCGGCGAACTTGATCGCCTTGATGTCATCCTCTTCGAACTTCTCGCACGCCTCGGCACGGGTGAGCTTATGGCGAAACCCCACCCAGGGAACCTCACCCCACACCCGGCCGTAGCCTTCCCGATAGTCGCGATAGTCGACATGCTCGGAGCAGACGTATTCGCCGTCCAATTGCTCCTCGGGCTCAGCAGGCTTTTTCGCTACAGCCTTGGGTCCGGGGGATTCCTCGTCATCCGCCTTGGGCGGTATCTGCGTGATCTTCGGCACATAGCGAATACGCGAGACCCCACGCCCCGGGAGGAGCCCATCGAGCACGTCGTTCTTGAGCGCATCATCAAACTCGTCCCCATCGACGAATACCGCCAATGAGCGCTCCAACACTTGCGAGACTGCTTTGCCGCCGGGGTCCGCATCTCGAAAGCGCCGCCGTACATCAGGATTGGGTCGGCTGTTGTAAATGGCCGGCCGCAGGATCTCCGTATTGGACCAAAGCACATTGAATCGATTCTTCTTGCGCTCCTCGCCGCGGTAGCGCTTGACGATGCCGTCCGCTTCCTTCAGCCAGTCGGCCTCGCGTTTCTTCGCGAGCTGCAATTCTTTCTTCCACCGCCGCGCATCCGTCTCTTTCGCGGATGGGAGGGAAGATGCCGCAGCCATCAGCTATTCCACGAGTTCGCAATCATCCCCGCGATCATCACGCCCATGGCAATGTGCCCCGCGCTTGAGGGGTGAACGTCATCGGTAAAGACGAGATTGTCCGCATTGCCAATCCCGGTGGGCGCGCCCTGAAAGCCCGCGCCGCGCAGGTAGCAGTTGCCGACCTGCGTCAATTGAGTGCCCGCCGGGTAGGAGCCGGGAATACGATCGACCGTGGTGGTAAAGCCTGAACGAGAGATCGCGAAAAGTCGTTTTCCATCCGGGAGCTGATAGGTGGTGCCGGGGACTGGAAAGTTGATGTTCGTGGTCAGGAACGTGGTGGCGCCGGCGCTCACCGCCGCGCTTAATTGCGTCGTATGCGGCAACAGCGGCGCGGGGCCCGTGGTCGGATCCATGTACCTGACTTGATTGCTGGCGAAGGATGCGACCGTTGCCCCGCAGGCGTTGCGCGTACCCATAAAGCCCGGGTCGCCGGGATGAGTGCCCGATCCTGAGTTCACATAGGGGCCGACGACGGTGATTCGGCAGAGCGGTAAATTGTTCTGCACGGTTGAGATCAAGAGCGTCAGCGCGGCCTGAATCTGGCCCGAGGGGAAATTATTATCGTTGAAGAAGCCCTGAATGATCAGTTCATCGGGGGCAAACGGGATGACATCGGTCAATACCCGCTGCTGATAGGTGCAGTAGCTGCCGGGATTGATGAGGCCCGTCCCCCCGATACCGGACTGCCAGACATCATCGATGCCCAAATACTCACCCACCACCGCGGGGAAGCCCAGAGCGGTCGATCCCGCACCGGTGGCCGTGGTGAAGGAATCGCCCATGATCATCATGCGCAAGCCCCCACGGATCGGGGCCGGATAGAGCGTATCGGTGGCTCCAACCCAGAAGCCGCCGAACTTAAACGCACTCAACACGTTGTCGCCGATGAAATCGATGCGCCGCAGCTGGGCGGTGGGGAAGGTCAGGCTGTAGAAGTTGAGCGAGGCGTTGGTCGGGACCACGGTCGGGGTGAGGGAGACGTACTGGTCATTCACCTTGGCGGTGATATTGGTCGATAAGCCCTTGACCACCATCACGATCGTCAAGCCCGAATGCATCACGCCGATTTGGATCGAATTGCCGCCGAGGTAGCTTCCACCCCCCGCAATCGCACTCACGGTCTCGAACTTGACCAAATTGAAATCGGGGCTGGCGGTACCAGCAATCACCGGATTGCCGCCGCGCATGACCGAACAGAACGAGAGGTCAATCGAGCCAGGCCCGAGCGCGCCCATGAAGGGCGGCTGAGAATTCAAGAAGGGCGAGAACTGAAGGCCGGCCGCGAGGGGATTCGTGGTCGAGATCGCAACCGTGGGGCCACCCGGGCCAATGGCGGTAATCAGCGCCGAGGTAAAGCCAGTCGTATTGCTGACCGTGTAATTGCCAATGCCACCGCCGGCGGGGATGGCAGTCACCGTGGTTCCCGCCGCCACGCCGGGGCCGTTGATGACACTGCCCACGACCAATTGACCTTGCGTGATGGCGGTCACAGCCAGCGTGGCACTGGCCGCCGTTTGATTGGCCGTGCCGACGAAGAGCGCCGGCGGAATGGGATTTTGAATCGCGCCCACACCCGGGGCGATGAAGGGGCGCTTGAGGATGGCGTTGCTGGGCGCAACTTTGCCGCCGGCCACGATCCCTCCTCCGATCACACTCGAACTGACGAAATTCGACTGCGGGACGGTCACGCGAGGGCTACCAACAGCGTCGCCGTGGTGAGCGTCGAATTGATCAAGCCCTGATCGAGCGCGATCGGGATCACGCTACCCACGGGCGGAGCGGTGAAAGTGACCGCAACCCCACCTTTCGGCGTGACCGTCACATTCCCCGCCCCGCCAACATAGATCGCACGGCAGGTCACAAGCGTCGTGTCCGATGGCACAACCGCGAATGCGCTCGAAAATTGGTTCAACGTACCTTGCATATCAACTCTCCGCCAACCGTTTACTGGTGGCTCGTTTGATCAATTCATTGACCGTCAATTGCGTGTCGAAGCGCGGGGCTGGGGTGTTCGGCGCATCCCTGACCATCGGCCGGGACATGCAGACATATCTGCAGGTATCCACCGCGTGATCCTCGCTCTCGGTTTGGATGTCTTCGGGCCGGTGCGTGTCGTGCTGCATGGCCGGCAGCGTTCGAATGATGTGGGCGCAGGTCGAGAAGAAATACATCATCGGGCGCCCTTCGCTGCCCTTGAGCCGTTCTCGCACTTGATCCCAACCGCCCATCGCGCCCTGCCTGGCCACGCGTGCGTTGTCCGCATGCCGCCAGTTCAAGTTCATGCGCTCAGCAATACTCGGGCCACCGTCGCGCGTGAAGGCGGATGGATCTAGCACCTCATCCGCCATCTTCTCGGTCTCGCGCTCCCGGACTCCGTTGCCGACCTCTTCGGCCGTCAGCTTGCAACCCGTATTCGGTTCACCGTTCCAGCCGTACCATTCGCGGTAGAACACCAGCGCGCCGCGCGGGATGCCGTCGACGATCCCGTCACTCACCGCGGCCCAATGCACGCAGAACGGCTTCGCCGATCCCCAATCCATGCCCCGTATGCGCGCCCAGTGTTCGGGAATCTCGAAGGGCGCAATGACGTGCACATCGAGACGGAATTCAGGAAAGTACGCGCCGGCGATGACCGACCAATCACCGTCTTTGATCGCGCGCACGAAGTTGGCGTTGCCCGCCCCCTCCAAGCGCATCTCATACCCCGGATCGTTTGCAATGCCGATCTTGTTGTCTTTGAGCCGCGCCTTGACGAACAACCGGCGCATCTGTGAGCCGTCCTCGGCCCAGAACGTATGATCGCCGAAGGGGTATTCCTCGATCTTCCAATAGGCGCGCACCCAGTGATGACCGGGGCCACCGGGGTTCGCCGATGCTCTAATCCGCTTATTCGGTATCGCCGCCGCAGCGCCTCTCAGACGGGCTTTCATTCGCACGTAGGGAACTGACGACCCCCACAGCGCGAGTTCGTCCCAGCCGATCCACGTATAGGCGTGGCCCCAATATTCCATCCAGTCGTCGTCTGATTCCATGAAGCGCAGCTTCAGGGTGGCCCCGTTCGGCCAGGTCCACGTCTTGGTCTGATTGCTCCAATGACAGCCCGGGAACCAGGGTGGATAGATTTCCTTCGACCGGCTGATCAAATCCTCAAGCTGCGGATAGGTCTTGCGAAACAGGATCCCATGCCAGTGCTTGCCATAGGGCCGCGGTACGTCTTGAGCAAAGTCACCGAGCAAGAAATCCGATTTGCCGCCGAATACCGCCCCACCGTAGAGCAGTTCGTCGACATCGTCGTGCCTAATGGCGGTTAACTGTGGTCCCGGCTGTGCTCTCCAAGGAATCAGTGTTGCGCTGTTCGACGGGGATCGGCTGCGCTTCGTATTGCCCGATGACGCCATCTACCTTCGCCTCGATATTGGCAAGTTTGGGATGGACATAGGGGGCGCATTCTTTGGCGTAAGGCATAGCCGCTACAGGGCCGCCTTGGTCGTAGGCTAAACGCATGGCCTCGAGCATGACCTCGAGCGGCGTCGTGCCGTCAGCCAACGCCTTGAGGGCAATATCCTTGCGAAGTTTGACGTCGGGCGTCGTGCCCTTCTTGCGTCCCGATCCAGGCCTATAGCCACCGCGTGCCATGTTGATTCGTTTTCAAAGAATCAATTCTCAATCACAAGGCGCGGCTGTTCGAGCAATTTCTTATGAGCCGCAGCCATAGCTGCCTCAACATTCAGAAACTGGCCGATCTCGCGGCCTATCCCATCGCCAGAGCCCCATTCGATCAGCAGGTAATCCATCTGCTTAGCATCAAGGGTCAGTGCGGTCTGGATCGAATAGCGAGGCGGTATCTTGTGCATCAGGGTTTTCCTGGGGTGTAGAAACGCAAAAACCCGCAACTAGGGCGGGTTCGGGGAAGGGAACTTCAAGAATATTCGCTATTTACAGTTTTCTGGCGCCACTTGTCAATGACATCCGCCAAAGATGTGAACAATGACCACTGTGCCGCGTGGAGTCGTTGGCGATACGCGAGGCGATTCAAGCCGCTCCGCCCCCACTTATCCGACTGTGTGCCGCTCATCACATATTCCAGGAACACGATGACTTTGAGGCGCTTGGGCAAATGCGCGATACCGCGATCAACCAAGGTGAATTGATCATCCGTGATGGTCAAATCCCAGCACCGGCCATTACTGGAGTTGATGCCGAGCACCTGGCCGGCGGCGGTCGCTGAGAGACGCACGCCATTATTGCGCTGCCATTTACCCCAATCCTCCAGCAATCGGTCGATGTACTGGGTTTCTGTGGCGCTTTCCGTATCCGTGGGCTCCAGCCAGTCATGTGCGATCACCGCAGCACCATCCATACCACCCCGCACGCTGCGGCACATCCCACAAGCAGCCACCCAATGTGGCGCCAATGGTAGTTCGGGCGGTCCAAGCCTAAGCGCGGCATGCGCGGTGGGTCGACGTAGATTTTCAGCTTGTCCATGGTGTTCTCCCTTCCCTTTGAATCCGCGGGCTTACAGAAATTTGGATCGAACATGCCGCGATAGATCAGCATCGACATTTCGAAGTTGTATTGCGTCCAAAACGCTTGGAGCTTGGCGGTGATCTCGTCGGACATCGCCTTGGAGCGGGCAATGCGTGCATACGATTCCTGAATCTCAAGCTGGCACTTTTCGATGTAGGCCTGGCGTTCCTCGAAGGTGTCCATCATCCTAAATACTCGTTGATCGCGTCTTTGGCCTCCTCCCAGCCCTTCGCAATGACCGCGGCGTAACCCATCGCTTGCACCAGCGATTGAAACTCGGTCTGCTCAGTGCTCGTCACGCTCAACGACCGCCGCTTAAGCTCCAGGAACAGCCCGTGATACCCACCCCTCGCGATGGTCAGGAGGTAGTCGCTCGCGCCGCTCTTGAAGCCGCAGCGCTTCATCCGCGCCATGGTGATGGCCCGTTGCTTGGGGTCGTGGCCGAGATAGGCGCCATTGGGGATCATGATCAGCAAGTCGGACAAGCGCCGATCTTCGTAGCGCACCACGCGCGCCCATTGGATGAGACATTGAGCTTCACTGTCTTCGCTCGGGATCAGGTGCTTGAGTTTGAAGGGCTGCGTCATGACTTCGCCTGGTGCTCTTTGCAAAATTTCTTGGCCGCCGGGAGCGTCGGTATCTCCCGGGCCAGCACTTCGTATTTGCCGCCCAACTGTATCCATGCCTCCCATCCCCGAATACTCCCGATGACCTGATAGGGCGCCGAAAGAAAGCAGTGGCCGCGCTGGGTCCAAATCATGTGACGGCATCGCCGCGAAGTTTCCGCGCATGCTCCGAGGTCGCGTCCATCCAGTTTCTGCGCTGCTCAGGGGTAGGCCGTGGACCCGGTTGAAAGCTGTGCAGCGCCTTCGCGTGGCCTTCCTTGTCAGCGAGCATATCGGCCACCGTGAAGCGAAACGCGGGGTGTTCCTCGTCCCATTGCGGAATCAGCAGGCCGCTGCACTCGGCGCATTTCTGCAGGTGCTTCGGCCGGTTCTCGTCAATCCATTCGCGGTAGAGGTACGTCCAGGGCAGCGCAAATTGCTTCGGATGCAAGCGCGTCCGCAGGTTCAGCGTCGCATAGGCACATAATTGCGCCTGAAGGCTCGGGCCACTGTCGCTATTCACTTGTGGCATATCGACGCAGGCAGCGACGAACTGCCCCAGGGTCGGCGGATGAATCGGCGTATCGCGCACCACTTTGCGCATGCCGTAATCAATCTGCTGATCGGCAATGTCGTCAACCGCATCGACCCAAGAGGACGGCATATCCTCGCCATAGCTCTCTGCCACCCGTGAGCCGTACGCCTGAATCAGGCGCAGCCAAATCTTGTCCGCACGTTTATTCACCATTGATGCGAGCCTCCAATCGGGAAATGAGTTGATCAGCGCGGCCCTTGCGCGGTTGGTTGGCCTGCGTCTTGCGTTCGGACTGACTGCGGCACCACATGCGCCAGGTGGCATCCCAGTCGTGCTTGCGGGCTTTCGCTCCGCTCGCTGCGGTCCAGTAATCTTTGAAGTTCTCGAAGGTGGCTGCGGGGTCGATGCCTTGATTCAGGGCGTATGCCTTGCGGTCATCGGTCAACTCAAAATCCTTTGGAAACCTCGTCGCGGCTGAGCGCGTAGCGCGAGGCTCTCCCCTTGCATCCCCTCTTCTCTTTTCTGTCTCTGTATCTGATCTACTCTGTATCTGACTCTGATCTATAACCGTTTCATGCCGTTTCTGAAACGTTTCAGTAACGTTTCCTTTGCTTTTCTCGCGGAATTTCCGTACTCGAATGCTGGAGTAGTCGGATTGAAACTGGCGATTCTCCCATTTGAGCGGGACCCAGTCAGACCCCACGAGACCCCCCTCGACCAGTCGTCGTTTCGCCTCGATTGCGGACACCGGATCGAGCCCCAACGCTTTCGCGACGAGCCGCTCTCGGTACGCCTCCGAGGGCGCTTGCCCGTCGAGCGTCCCGTTACCCTTGAGGCATAGGAGCATCACGTAATGACGTTGATCCTCGAAGGCAAGGATCTGGATTTTTGGATCCGCCGCGAACTCCGTGTACAGGCGAAACCAGGGGAGGTTCATGTCGGCACCATCCGACAGATGAATGAGAAATCAGCGGATTCCCGATATCGAATTTGACACGTAATGTCATCCTGTCGACTTGCATATCCGTGATTGCTGGGGCGCAAAATTTGAGTCATTTTCGCCCCTTCCCGGCCGTTCCCGGCTTGTCCCGGAGTTTCCCGGTTATTCCCAGGCTGGCGATTACATCCCCGTCCAAGATCCAGCCATGGATACGCTCAGCAAGAACGCGCTCAATCTCGCGCTCAATAAATTCACCGACGTCAATACCGTCGCGGGCACAGATTTTGACCAAGGCTTCGTGCCACTCTGGATCGAGCTTTGCGCGGACGTCCTTCCGCTCCAGGCTCATTATGGAAACCGCGTGGCGGTTATGTTGCGTTGCGCGAGACGGAGAAATCCCTGTGTCATTGAGGCGGCGGGATTAAGCGGATTCGCGCGGGTAGAGATCGGAGCGAAGCTGATGGCGAGAGACGCCAGTCGCCCGCTCGATTTGCAGCACGCGCTCGGCGGGCACCATGACCTTTGGCTTGGTCCATTTGTGGACGGCTTGGTAGCTGATGCCGATCAACTTCGCGAGCTGCTGAATGCCGCCGGCTTTTTTAATTGCTGCTTGGATGCCTGACATGGCAGCTATCTTGCAACCGATAGTTGCAGTTTGTCAATCACTGATAGTTACTGAGCAGTCCGTAAAAATGCAATTTATGGTTGCAATCAGTCGCGAAGAAGAAAAACAGGGATTTAGCCGGCGCCTCAATGCGGCTTGCGAGTTCCGAGAAATCAAGCTTCGAGGGCGCCCCGCGTATCTGGCGAAGCAAATGGGCGTGTCGCCCCAGGGCGCTCGGAAGTGGCTCGAAGCGTACTCAATCCCCGATCAGACGAACATCGGCCGCCTGGCGGTCCTCCTGCAAGTGAACGCCGAATGGCTACAGGTCGGGCCGGGGGATACGGTTATCCCTGCAAATACCGACGAAGTAGCTCAGAAGCTGGCGTTCATCTGGGCCGCCCTGAGTGAGGACGATAAGAAAACGATCCTGCGCCTAGCTAGTGGGCTTGCGACGCTTCCAAATCAAAACGACAAACCAAAACCGATTCTCGAACCTCCACCCCCGAGCGATCCGGTTAGCGAATAATTGATTCCGTTTCAGTAAATTCGCGAGCATCAGCTTCACCCCCAATCTCGTTGCTTGTCGGACCACACCCCTCTCTAAGGGGGGTCGGCAATCATCTGCCATACCAACATACAGTTGAAAGAGGGGATTCCCCTCTCCATTTCATTTTGACGCGCGCCCACAATAACAACTAACGGTTGTTGACACCTGCAACCGATAGTTGTAGTTTAGCTCCATGGACCACATGGAGACCGCGATGCAAGCCAATCACCCCCTCGAATCCTGGGCCGTAGCCGCCGCCCTCGCCTGGTGTGTGATCGCGATGTGGAGCGTGCTGTGAACGCCGCACTTAAATCGATTCAGTGGAAGCTGCGTCGGCTGAATGATCTGGTCGCCCTAATGGGTCCCTACGATCCTCGCACGATCTTGCGGGTCGATCGTCTCAACAAAACGATTCGCAAAGGCGTGTTTGCTTGCTATCGATTGCGCGCCAAAGGTGCCGCATGAGCGCGCATACCCCTGGTCCCTGGCATTGCGGCGGCATCTTTGAGCCGAATTCCGCCAGGCCGACCAGCAATGTGTGGGGCCCGACGCCGCCCGGCATGCAAAGCGGCAACATCGTCTGCTGTAACGCGACGATCCCTGACGCTCGCCTCATCGCCGCCGCACCGGATCTGGCGGAAGCGCTGCTTGATCTTTTGGCTGACAGTGACGATACCGATGTACGCGAGGCGGCAGTAGCTGCTCTCGCAAAGGCGGGTCTATGAGCCCCGAAGAACGCATCGCCGACTACGAAGAATCGTTCGAACGCGACCTGGACGAAATCGACGTGGCCGAACAGCTCGCCGACGAATCCCGCCACGTCATCGACTGGGTCACCGATGAGAAGCTGATCGCCTTGGCGCGGCAGCGGCTCGCGATGGAGGCGTGATGACCGTTTGGCTCAACCATCAGTGCGCGGCGAAAGGCTGCGTCAATACGCGGGATCATGGCCGCTTTGTCGGGCGATTCTGCGGGGCATGCGATGCGGCGTTAACCAGCGGGAAGGCTGAGCACGGGACATCCATTGTTTTCACCCAGTTGGCGCGCATCCGCGAGTTAGAGGCGCTGCTACTGGAGTTTAACGACGCCAATCTGCCGGGCCCATCGAATGACTGGGATGCGCGATTCGACGCCGTGATTGCTGGCCTGCGCCCAGCCAAGCCGCCTTACCCCTGGTGCCGTCAACCCTCGGTGTGCCGCGGCACCTGCCCAATGGACCCGTCATGCGGAGAGTGAAGTGCTTCGAATAGACAAAACCTTTTGGCGCATCTCTCCAGTGCTGGGAAATGGCGGCACCAAATGGACGCTATCGTCGGTATCAACTAACGGTAGTCAGGCGGTCATCACGTCAACCATTGGCTGGTACAAAACGATCAAAGCCGCGAAAGCTGCCGCATGGCATCTGGACCGCAGTCCGATCGACTTCCCTTGTCGACGCAGGGCGCAGTCATGAGCCCCGACATGCCATGGAGCCATGCAGCCGCACTCTTGCTCGCCGCTTGCCTGGTCGGTGGCGGAACGATCGCTGTGATCGTGAGCCTGTACCGCGATGAGCAGCGCCGCAAGCTGGGGCACTTCGATGCGCGGGTGGGTAGAGATTGCTGGAAAGACATTAAAGGACTCACACGATGAACATTTACACGGCGATTATGAAGGCGGCAGACACGATTGAGCAGTGTCCCAAACTGTACACGTTTCAAGCGAACCGAGTTCCTGAGTGCGGCTCTCCCGGTTGTCTGATCGGGCACATCGGCGCGCAATTGGGGCACGTCGGGCAGGGCGTCTACAGCGGTGAGACCTGGGCAATGATCGGCCTGGATCCTGACCGGCGATACGACATCTTGGATCAGATGGGCTATTGGGACTTTCGATTCAAAACCGACGAGGGTCGTACATTCGCCAGGTATGCGGTAACCGAGCATGCACCGCTCGCAGCGGCATTCTTGCGCCACTTCGCTCTGCGCTTCAAGCCGCAGCACACCGGCCTGCCCGACATCGTGCGTGACATCTTCACCAACCCGCGCCAGACGATCAGCGATACCGCGGTGGATCAGAGGTTCGCATGACCGACGACCTCATCGTGCCGCTCAAATGGAGCATCGACCGGGCTAAAGACAAGCGCCTCATCGCCGCACTCAAGGCTGAAAACGCACTTTTGCGCAGCAAGCTCGAGGAGCGCGATCGATTCGATGTGAGCGCGGATTCAGTGGCTTTTAACCAAATTGGACCTACATCATGAACGAACTTCTCGCCCTCGCGAAAGCGAACAACGACGTCTATATGGCGGCCTACAAAGTGGGCTTCGAAGCGGGCTATAAGGAAGCGCTCGATAAGGCCGTAGCCATCCTCGAAAGGGTACCGAAGCCGGCGGCGGTCAGAACGCTGGAGCCGGTCAGTGGATGACATCGACGCGGCATTGGCCCAGCAGCAGCTTGAGGAGCAAGAGCGCTGGGAACACGCCGCACGGGTACACAACGACTTTCAGGCCTGGGCAATTGCCGAGGGCCTATTACCACAGAGGAATGATCATGCAATTTCAAAAGGCAGCGAGAAAGCGCGCAAAGCTACGGCTGGCGCTATCGGGCCCGAGCGGATCGGGGAAGACTCACTCAGCGCTTCTGATCGCTAAGGGGCTAGGGGGCCGCATTGCGATGATTGATACCGAGCGCGGCTCGGCATCGCTCTACAGTGACTTGGTGGACTTTGACACGATGGAGCTGGAGCCACCGTTCAGCCCGGAACACTTCATCAAGGCGATTGAGGCTGCGTCTGCAGCGAAGTACGACGTGTGCATCATCGACAGCATCACGCACGAGTGGGACGGCTCCGGTGGATGTTTGGAGATGAACGAAAAGATTGCCAACGTGAAGTTCCGCGGCAATACCTGGGCGGCATGGAATGAGACGACCCCCCGCCACCGCGCCTTCTTGGACGCCATCTTGCAGGCGAACATGCACGTCATTGCGACCATCCGCAGCAAGACCGAGACCGTGCAGGGCGATGACAAGAAAGTCAAAAAGCTTGGCATGAAGGCCGTTCAGCGCGAGGGAGTGGAGTACGAATTCACGGTGGTGCTGGATTTGGAGCACGAGAAGCACTACGCGGTCGCGAGCAAGGACCGCACTCGCCTCTTCCCGGAGCCGCACATCATCACCCCGGGCACAGGCCGCGCATTGGCAGCATGGCTGGAGTCCGGCGCTCCGATGGCCGAGGAACCCAAGAAGGAGACGCACGAGACCAAGGGCGGCGCCCTGAGCGATATTTCGCCTGAACTCGCGCAACAGACTGCCATGCGCATGATGGCGATCCTGGACGATGATGCCAGCGAGAACGCTATCGCGCTGTCCGCGCTCGATCTGCACGACGAATTGAAATCACAGCATGATCTGTACATTGCCGCGAGTCATCTGCTTGAAACCGAGATGCGCACGGGGTTTAAGAAATACATCGAGATCGGCAAGAAGCTAGCGAAGGAAGAGCGGGCTCATGGCTAGGATGTACCTGCGCAAAACCCTCTCCGGCTTCGTCCCTGCGGACGAACCGAGTCTTAATGTTGCGCGCAAATTCAAGCTGAACGAGGTATATCGCTCGGATCTGGTGAAGCCCCGCAGCTATCGCCATCACAAATTGATCATGGCGCTGCTGAACCTGACCTACGCGAACCAGGACATGTACGAGGACTTCGAGATGTTCCGCAAGGCCGTGGCGGTCGCGGCCGGGCATGTCGAGGATCTGGTGACGGTCGACGGGGAAATCATCAAGCTGCCGAAAAGTATCAGCTATGACGCTTTGGACGAAATCGAATTCACCGCGGTGGCCGGGGCGATGATGACGGTGTGCTGTCGGCTCCTCAAGGGCATTGGAGCCGATGAACTGGAAGCCGAGGTATCTCGGTACGCCGACGATAACTACGGCATGGCGGTCGCCTCGTGATCCGCATCGGCCCCACCCGCGATGAGAAGCGCTACGCCGCCCTGCGCGCGATCGGCTGCATCATCTGCCGCCTCAAGGGCTATTCGTTCCCGTGCGGCCATCCCGAGATTCACCACCTCGTCGACCACGGTTATCGCAAGCACTCAGGCGGCAACCAAGCGACGATCCCGCTAGGGAAGTGGCATCACCGTGGGGAGCCTCGCATCGAGTACACAGTGACCGAGATGCGCCAGATTTGGGGTCCGTCGATGGAGTTGGAGGGCAAGGAATTCGACAGGCTTTACGGCTCTCAGCGCGCATGGCTGGCGAAGGTCAACGAGATGCTCCAGGAAGGGAAAAGAGGTTAAGCCATGAGTGCTGCCGTGCGATTGGAGATAGAGCGTTTCACATGGGGACTGCTTGAGCAGCGGCTAGTTCGATTGACTCAAGCCCAGCGCGATACGTTCCAGCGGGTAT